GTTAATGTTCCCATTTGGGGCATTAGCACAGGGGTTTGCAACATTCAAGCAACCAACAGATACCGTTATAGTAACCACGCCTGGTCAATTTAAATCAGCCATAGCAAATTCAAAGCCTTTGGTGGTCATAGTTAGAGGCGAATTAAAAGGTACAGGTATATACTACTCAACATCAAATAAGCTAATACGTGGCTTAAAAGGGGCTACTATCACAGGAATTACATTGGGGTTGGCTACAGTTGAAAATATTAAGATACAAAATCTTATTTTTAGGTATCAGGTAAGTGATCCCTGCATTTTGGTAAAGTATAATTCAAAAAACATAACCGTTGATCACTGCGAGTTTTATCACGATAGGTTACATGGATGGGATTATTGGGGCAAACATATTTCTATTACACGTGGATCTGATATGGTAACCATTTCTTATTGCAAATTCCATGATGCTAATTTATCGGTGCTTATAGGCGGTGGAGATGACGCAGCAAACGTGCAGGATGACTTTGGTAAACTACACGTTACCATGCATCATAATTATTTTTATTACATAAGTGAGCGTGAACCATCCATTGTTACAGGTAGCCTTCACATGTATAATAACTATCATCTGAATAATTCAGGATATAGCATAGGTGTTAGAAATAGCGCACAAGCTATCATTGATGGAGATGTATTTTATAACTGTAAGCGTCCTATTACAACTGTATTCAGCGGCGAAATACCGGGATTTGTTGGCGAAAACAAAACAAATTACACTAATTCAGGAGCAAATCAAATAAGCACTCCGGCATTACTATGGGCTGCACCTTATAAATTTACTATTATGTCATCTACTTATATCAGGGCCTATATCCCTTCACATACAGGAGCAACTTTATGAAAGTTCACTTTTTAAGTCCATACCGAACCGATAGAAACATCGGGCTTGCCATTAACCAGGCTATCAACGACATTCACACTAACGATGAAGATTGGATATGCTTAACAGATATGGATGTGCTGTGGTTAAGACCTGATTCTAAATCCCAATTAATAGAAATACTTTCAAATACCGATTACGACGTATTAGGCGCAACTACTAATAGGTTGGCTAACGACTATCAACTATGTTTAACATGGAATGGTGAAAGTGCATTTGATAATACAGATATTAAATATCACCTTGAAATAGCTAATTATTTACATGAAAAAAACTATGCAACTGTTATACCTTATGATCATGTATTAGCTGCATTCTGCCTTTGTTTTAGAGTATCAACATGGAAGTTATTGGGTGGATTTGAAGAAAATACAATTACATTTGATACTACATTTTCTTTGCATGCGCAACAGCATGCGCTTAAATTAGGGTTGATGACAGGGATATATTTATTTCACGGATATAGGATAGATTCCGCCAACCCCCGTTATGATGTTAAGCACCTGATTGCGTAGTATTATCAGGTATTGTAGGCGGCTGAATTATATCAGTTCCTTCGCTTATTCTTTTTAATGTGGTGAGGTTTTTATTTACGTAATGCTCATTCATATAAGCCTCAGTCTTTTCACCATATTTTAAAACGGCCCGCATTTCATTAAAAGTAAGTACTCCTGCAGGCAATGATTTTAAATATTCGGCAACTGACTTCATGTTAACAGCCATTTCAGGGAGTTGTGTATAATCCCACTCAATAGCATCAACACCATATCCTTCACCTAACATGATAGTAAATGCCTCTCCTATTACATCACATACCGGAGCAATGGCATCATAAATGAATTTGAGTACCTCTGTGCCAACATTATTATCAGTGCTGGCCTTTTGGTTATGGTAAGATAAAGGCACGTGATATGCCTTATAAACGTCTTCCTCGCTTGCGTTAATAACCTCCAGTAGCTTTAAGTCACCAATCGGTAAGCCAATATTTTGCCACGCTAATGAAATAGACGAAGGAAATACACGAGACATTTCATCATCTGAACGCCTGGCATCGATCATTTTTTGCTTTAACTGGTCTTTTTGATCTTTAGTCAGTTGATCTTCTTTATCACGAGGTGAAAGTATACCGAATACGCCGCCGTTCTTTGCTTGCTTTGTTACTTGTGTTTTACCCTCTTTTATTGCCCTTAAACCTTCCCCATAAGCACGTAAAGGAGCTACTCCATATAGATATTCCATACGCCTGTCAAAAGGTGCTGGAGTGCCTGTTTTAATATGTTGTATTTCATCAATGTCAAAACGTGTTCTATTTGTATTTACTAAGATATAGCCACGTATTGGATCTAATAAATCATCAATATCAACAGCTATTTCCATATTTGGAAAACACCAAAGCTCTTTTGCTTTTTTGCCAACACGATTAGGATGTACGTATGTATTACCTTGAAGTAGATAACTCAGTATCGTAGTCCACATTAATTGTGTACCTGTCTGATATGGATTTGCAAACCCATTTGTAAGTAAAGTTTTCAATTGTGAAATATCAACTTCCTCGATTGCTTGCATTTTCAATACATGGGCTTGAACAGGATCGGTTTTGAAAAGTTCTTTTGAGCGTTGGAGTTTTGCTTTATCTTTTATTTTATACCCAACAATTGGGCAATTAAGAACTTTTTTTGTGATTAAATCAGTTACTTCATATACAGCACCAATTGTTTTAAAAGTTTGATAGTAATCAATACAATCCGGGTTTATAGATGGCAACGCATCATTTAAACTTATGTTAATCATTTGAAGGGCATTAACAAAAGCAGATGATTGCTTTGATGCTATTTGTTCGCTTACCCGCTTACTTATTGTATTACCAAATACAAGATCGACAATGCCCATACTTACATAAAATATTCGTAAAAATAGGTAATTTAAATAACAAATTATAAAAACAAAAAACCTCCGGTAGAAATCACACTACACGGAGGCTTAACAAACAAAAGAAAACGGTCTTTATTTTAAAGTATTAACGTCAATTGCTAATCCATTTTCAATTAAATTGAATACATCGAATTTATGTTCTATTAGTGTTTTAACATCCATGTATGACCACAGTTGACATCCTTTAAATTGCACCCAATCCTCACCATAGAAAGTCCAATTTCTGTGGCCACCTAATAAGTCATAATTAGCTATCTTATCTTTTAATAAATCGCTTATAGGCTTTAATATTGGGCGGTATTTCAGTACTTCAAAATATCTGTACCAATATTTATCAGTTAGCATTTTCCCATTTAAGATGGTTGTATCAGATTTGTCCTCACTTTGAATTTGTAATGAATAAGGTAAGTATTCAGACAAATGGTTTAATTCTAATTTCATTTTGATTTTATAAAGTTTAAAAAGTAATTATACATTTCATTTTCAGCTTTCAAAAGAGTGGCTGCTTTGCATGATGCGTACACCCGGTCGTAATCATTTTTTGTAACATCAGCATATTTCAAATAAGAATAAGCCCTTGTGGGAATTAATTCTCCTGTTACGTACTTATATGAGGTATGCGTTATTTTAATTGATTCTGTGGCCTCTTTTAGGCATCCTATGGCAAATTCAGATAGTTCATCTACTGTTAAATCACATTCATTAGCAATAAACCACCCTGTTTTAACCAAATCAACACGATCATCCCGGATTATTTGCTCTAAAGTAATACTGTTACCCTGTGTTATTTCATGTACTAACTCTATTGGTAAGCAGTTGTGCTTTGATATGGCTTCTGAATATGAAAATAGGCTCTTCATAATTAAATTGCTATCATTTTGCCATCAATTTCCATTGGTTTTTTATAGACATCAGGATATAAACGCCACCCGTATAAATTCTTCCATGACCGTATACCTATAAAATCCTTTAACGTGTCTGTTACAATTGACATAAATTCAGCAGGGCTAACTTCAATCGGTACTCCTATTAATTTCGAAGCAGTTTTGTAGCATTGATATTCATTATGCCAACTCATAGCCTGAGATATATGAACACAAATCATTTCTCCGCCATTTAGAAAGCCAAAATTTTCTTCAATTGGATTGATTCCGTGAAGCCTTAGAAAGGCTAACATATCATCTGCTTCTTTTTCAGATTCGCAGAATGTTTTAAGTTCATGTAGAACAGGTAGTAATTTTTCATTTTCATTCATGATTCAATAGAGCTTAAAAGGTTTCTTATATACAAATCCCAATCACCACAATTATCATAAGGTATTTGTAATGATATTTTAAATACTGCCGATGTAAGAAGTACAGTAGCATTCACATCAATAGTACTTACCCTATCATGTGATGATAATATGTAGTCATCATGTTGAATTGCTGAATTTATAATTATCTTTTCTATTTTCATCATTACTTAGTTAATATAAGTTCAAAATAGGCTTCTGAATGGTCAGCATCAAGTATTGTATCAATTGTTTTGGTCTGCATGCCACCTGCTTTAATGCTTGCGTGAACTTTCTGTGATCCTCCGTATGAACTCCCTATGATGTGTATTGAACCATAATTAATAGGGTGTGTATTTTCCCATGTATAAGTCCAATGACCATCAACATTAAAATGCTGTGAGGTTGCATCTGGGCGGTCTGTAGTAGCTGCATTATCCCTATTCCATACAGCATCTTCAATGTAAACAAGGCAATAGTCACAGTCAACAGTATAAGTTACTTTTTGAACTGGCTTTGGATCATTGTTTGATTTTGTGCAGCTTGACAAAGCTATGGCAATCGCTGCAAGTAATAATAGTGTTTTCATTTTCGTTTGTTTTTAATATTTGTGTGTGTGATTTTACTTTTTAAAAAAGGGGCTTACTCCTTGCGATTGTCGCCCCGATTCACCTAAACCTATCTCAATTATGAGTCTTAAAATATTATGTTTTCTGCTTTGGCTGATCTGTATGCTTGAGCATCCAAATCAAAATAAACAACTACACCGTAGTTAATATGTCCTGTACCTTTAACTGCAGGAACATTGTCTCTTGTGCCACGTGCTTTACGTATTGAACCGTCAACTTTACGATAAGTAAATTCAACAGTACATAAACACAATTCCATCTGCAATTTTATTATTTTCCATGCTCTTGCCAAAGCTTCACCGAAAGTTGAGAATTGACCTTTGATTGAATGTGCGATGTGGAATAAGCGACTTTTCATGATTTTGTGATTTAATTTGTTTTGCTTTTGTTTGATGATGTAAATGTATGAAAACTATTTTATATTAATGCAACTTTTTATAAAATTATTTTCATTTATTTTTACCAGCCTATATCAAACTCCTTTTGTACAGCTAATTCAAAGTAGTAACGCATCATAAAAACATCTCTCCAATCCGGTGACCGACCAATATTTTCTTTTACTTTTTCTTTTGGCAATACCCTTAGCTTTCTTTCATCGTCTGATTTAAATGTTTTCATCCACGAAAGTTCTGTTGCAATATCTTCTTTATCTTGACCTGTTAATTCACATTCAATGTAAAATTCATGCTTATTTATCTTTTCGGCCAATCCGTAAATACATTGCGCTTGTAAATTGGCATAGTTTTCTTTTTCCTCTTTATTCTGTGGATTGTCCTTGCTCTCTTTTGTTCTTATTGGTGTAGCATTATTTATAAATCCTATGATTTCACAATTGTCAATTACACCGCCTCCTACGCCATCAGCATCACCCAGGCAATTCTTTTTGGGAATACCATGCTTTAAACGTAAAGCCATGATAGCATCCTGTATATCCGTTGTAGCACTTATATCAAATGAAATTTGTTCTACCACTACCCATCCATAAAAAACACATATACGGGCTTTGTCAGAGCCGAAACGGGCAATATCAGCTATTATATATTTATCATCAGTTTTTAAAACATGATTATTTGAAAATATAGATATAATATCGTCATACGAACACATTGCATTCGGGTCATCGTCATATTCCCAATTGCCCTTTAGTAACCTTTCTTTCTTTGCCTTATCTTTAGTCCTTTCAAGGCGCTCAATGTATCCGCTGTCAATATGTGGGTTATCCTGTACCAAAGCAACTAAGTATCGTTGTATGGGCAGTAAAACACCTTTCTTTGCAGGTAGATAGAAAGTTGTATAGAGCCAATTCTTTTTAGGGTTTGCGGTAATGAATAACTTACCTAACAATCCGTATTTATCATTGTATTGCCTGCCTATACGGGTTTTAAGAACTTCGTAAGCACCAAAGTCAATTTCACCACCTTCTTCAATCCATCCTCCGGTATATTCAGTAGATCCAAAACGTTCATATAAGGGATCACGAGGTAAAAACTTTAATTCTAAAAGGTCAATCCGGCTTCCATTTCTAAATTGAATGAAATTCTTTTGCCCATTGTATTTGAAATCAACATTTGATTTGAAGCCATATTCTAATGCTACTTTGAAAAATGTAATTAAAGTTGATTCAGTTATACGCTTTAATTCCTCCCTTCCAATGAACCATCGAGTGCCAGGGAATAACATACACATAAATAAAAGCCAAACGCAGCCTGTCCACGATTTAGCCCCTCCAGCAGCACCCCCGTAAAGAAATTCCTCTGTAACATTGTCACGCAATATTTCTAATGCTTGCCTTTGTTTTTCGTGAATCCCTTTTTTAGTAATTACAATAAAATCAAAAAGCCCTCTTTTGAAGGCTTCTATTCGTAATTTAACTAAATCTATTCTATTTATAATCTCATTTAGTTGCATTCAATATGTCGTTAATTGCATCTGTTGAAAGTTTTGAAATGTCAATTTCATTTTTTGGACGTTGTTGTTCATTGTCCTTTTCAAATACGCCAAATATTTTACCTAACATTTCAGTTGCTTTATTGGCTCCTGCACTATCAAATTTGTATTCTCCTGATTCAACCCATTTTTCACCATTATGAATGAGTACTGGTATTACAGTCATACAACGATCTGATATATTCTTAAATCGCTTTGTAATCCAAATAGAATCAATTTCAGCTTCTTTTGAAACCTCTCTTAATCTATCTTCAATGTAAAGTGAAATTTCATCTTCAGCTAAAATTTGAGATGCTTGTATTCTGGCTGTCTTTTCACTATACCCGGCTTTTATAGCTGCTGCGGTTGCATTAAAGCACCTTAAATATTCATCGCAAAAAGCTTTTCTTTGTTCGGTCACTTTGTTAAGTATTGTTAAGTTGAATGTTAAGTCTAAATATCAAATATACATTCAAATAATTACAAATTCAAAATTCATTTTTTTTGCTCAATGATAATCGGAGCATTCATCCAACAATCTTAATGCAGTTGTTAGTACTAATCCTGTAAATAATGGGCAACATTCAAGTAAATCGCATTCGCAATTTTCTACGTATGATTTCAATGCAATTTTCATTTCATGCCTATTTGTGCCATTGTACATTCTTTCTGTGTTTGTTAGCCATCTTAGGGCCTCATTGTTTATTTGTTCCATACTTATATAAATACTTTGAGGTTACAAAACAAAAAAGCCTCAATTATTAGTTGAAGCTTATAAGTTTAATTTTATTATTTCATTCACCAAATGGGCGTGTAATTTCTTCTACCATTGGCCGAATGTGGTTATGTTCGAATCTTAATTGCTTCAATTCGTCAATTCTTTTTTCAAGTGTGTAAATAATTGAATCCAATGCAAAACCTCTATAATCGAAATCCTCTGCTAATTCCATTTTCTTCATGACCTCACTATTGCCATTCCCAAATTCTTCAACGTCTTTAAACGTATTTTTGTTAAAGGTATTTAGCATTGATTTGAATTGGATCAATTGTATTATTGTTGGCTTTTTCCTCATTGCTTTTTAAATTATTCTATTTTCTATTTGAGTTTATTAAATGCTTGTTCTAAATCTTCTTTGCTGTCAAAAAATACTGTTATTGATTTTGAGTTTATGAAAGTGATTCCTATTCTAAAGCTATCTTTCATTTCGGGGTAGCCTGGCAATTTTCTTATTTCATAATAGATTTCAGCAGTACAAATTTGATTTATGTTTACCAATGTGCTATTTAAAAGTATCATTTGCGAATTTGAATTTTGAATTTCAATATTTGAATTTCCGATTAAAGTCTCTTTTGAAAACTGATTTACTAATTTGAAATTCGAAAGTGATTGAAAGTCATTGAACCAAACTTTTTTGCCTTCATCGTTTTGTATCTTGATAAAGGTTCTAATACCAATACCATACCTAATATTCAAAATTGAATACTCTTTACCTAAAGTTATGTGTCGTTGGTTGCCTGTGATATATTCAGGCGTTACTATATCTCCTATTTTTAAATTGCTGTAGTTTATCATTGATTTGGTTTTTAAATTGAATAGCCTGGTTATTACACACAGGCTATTTTCTCAAAATCGTACTTATCATAATTTATACGGTTGATTCACTTTTTATAAATATAAGTTAATATTCAGTTAACCAATCTTTCCATTCAGGTTCTTTAAATTTAGATTTCAATTCCCAAATAAGTCCTTTTGGCGTTTGTTTTTTATTATACCAAAATCTCATTGCTTTTTTTCTATTTCTTGCTTGCTTGGTCATAATCTTTAAACTTTTCAAATCCTACTCCGTGCGGATCACATAAAGGTATCCATTTTATATGTTTCGGCCAATGTTTGAAGCTTTTTCGTTTGAACAACTGAACGCCTCCTGTTACCTCTCCATCATTTATACACCGTTCACAATAGTAATAACCTTGTTTTCTTATTAGTGGTGGTAGCATTAGTTTCTATTATGAAGTATTTCGTAATTGGACTGTTTAATATCAGGTAGTAAAAACCACAGCAAAATAAGTATCACAACAAGGATAAATAAGAGTATGGCGGTGGCTTTCATTTGTTAAATGGTAAACGTTAATTGTGGCACTATTTTTAGACTTATAGCAGCCTCTTGCCACGTTATACCACATCTCTTAAAGATATATTCATGGTCATACTCTGGTTGAAAATAACCATTGAGTTTTATCAAAAACTGGTAAGTAGGTGTTATTGATATTTCGATTACATCGCCTTTATGTATTTTCATCTTCTTACTTCTTTAAAAGGTTAAATTATTGTTTAGGTGGTGCAGGAAGTGGCATCCAATGGGTAGCGTTAATAGCACTTTCACTATCATCAACAAAGCATTTGCTTCCATCTTTTCGTGTATATACCTGCCCGGGTTCACATCTGTAATAATAATTGCTTTTATAGCACGTTAAATAAAATTGCCCATCTGTAGGCAACCTATCTTTTACACTCACCCATTGTTCCTGCTCTGAATAACTGTGTTGCTCTTTCCAGTTAGCGCCTGCTTTAAATGATTGCCGATGTGATTTTATTTCTACAAACTCATTTGTCACATAATCGTATGACGCCTGATCAAGTTCCGTTTCCGTTTTGGAAATTGTTTGTTTGGGTTGTGGGTTCATGGTTAAAACAATGTTGTTTGTTCTAAAATTGGATTGAGAATATATTCGCCCCACTGCATAGCCATGGCTTTGGCAATACCTGGGAATGTTTTAGATCGATGCTTTTTAAATTCATCAGTGTGGTATCCGTATTTTTTACCATCAATCACCAATTGCCTGGCATTCCATTCTGACATTTTTGCTCCGGATTTGCTCGTATAATATTTAACTTCATCTTCAACATTTTTTGTTTCTGTCAGTAGGGGTAATCCCTTTAGCCATAGACAAGTTGTTTTTTTAACTGGATTACCAAACATGTATGGTTGAATAACCTGATCGGGCTTTCTATATTCCGATGACATTATACCTACAGGATTTTCAATTGAAACATACTTGCAATCAACATTGGTGAATAAATTAAAAAAATCAATCCCCTGTTGCTGCCGTCCGTCTAACCGTTTTTGAGCAAAGTGCTTTGCACCGCTAACACATAAATGAGTACATGGGGGGAATGCTATTATTAAATCCCAATGTTGATTTAAAAGTTCAGAAACATCTTGCTGTAAATGCCACTCAGGGTGGCCACCCGAACATGGTAATATATCACAACTATAAGCCTCAAGCCCTAATTTTCTAAATTCTATGCATACGGCCTGGCTTTCTTCGCAGGCTATTAAAATTCTTTTCATTATTGAATAATTTTAAGTATGTCTGATAATTTATTTAATAACCCTTTGTGATGATTTTCCATTAATGGCCATTTTTCTTCCCTGTATTTATCAATTAATAATTGCTGTTCGTTAATTTCCTTTTTAATAACCTCAATGGGATTGGTTTTGAATTGGGACGCGTTACTGTTGGGATGTTGATAACCAGAAATAAACCCCTTTCTCAACTGGATAATCATGTTATTTAATGATTCATTGTCAGGGCCTTTACCTATTCTAAAAGGATAAGCCTTTTCCGCAATTTCCTCTGCTGACTTAACCGGAACGCTTTCTACCTCTTTACTTTCAGGCTTAAATGATATGTTGTATTCTGATTGAATACGCAGCAATAATTGCCTACCTGTTTCATTTTTATGCGGATCACCATAAAAGTTCTCAACCTCACCCCACAGTTTCAAAATAGGCATATCAATACCATCCTGTTCTTTGCCTGGCACGTTTGACAATATTTCAAAGTGAGAGGCATCGCGCATATCCTTTTCAGGTTTATTTTCGTTTTTCATGGTTAATCCTTATAATTTGTAATTTTTAATGACAGGATACAAAATCCATCCTTAAGGCCAAATGGCTCGACATCGGTTAATACATAGGTTATTAAAGCTTCAACTTCACGGCCGGTGTAGCCAGTTGATGGTAAGTATTCTTTAAGCAATAATGTATCTAATGATTTATAATCCCTGTCGTTTTTTCTTAATTCAAAACCTTTCATGCCATCCCATATTTGCTCAAAATAAGCAGGCCATACTTTCAGTTCATGATTAGTATGTTCTTTCACTTCGTTTGGCACAGGCTGCTTTAGTTGCAGATATTCGGGATTAAGTGGTAAATAATTTCTGTAAGTATATCCTGCTTTATTCTTAATAGCTATACTCCACGAACCGTCAATCTCATTATACCGCTGCAATTCCGGTTCACCGAAAGTATCAGCCGGATACTCCCCTGCTACCAATGAGGGTGAGCAATGGTATTTGTGTTGCTGTGCAAATTGTTCGAATTTCAACTTGACAATTCTTTCGCGGCTTTTAGCAAGCTGCAATTCAACTTCGCCAATAATTAACGAAATATCTTCTTTGGTGCGCATGTCCTTCGGCCTCGCTTTATGGTCGGGAGATATAACCCATGTTTTAATATCTTTAAATTCCATGATCTTAATTATAAAATTCAGCCAATATATTTTGCACCGCTTGCAACTCCATTTCGAGTTTCTTTTTTTCTTTTGGTTGATATGTACCTGATAACTCTATTTCGGTTATATCGTTTTCAATTTCCTTGATTACTTCAGGCAATCCTGCCATTTCATCTATTTTTGGAAATTCACGTAGGTCTATTAAGTGATTCATGATGCTAATGAGTTTGTGTAATCAATTATTTCCATGGCACCGTATACATGTTCCATTTTTATAATTAAATGCGCTGCGTAGGTTATTGTGGTTGCCTGCGTGATTCTCGCTACAGACCAAAATCTAAATAGCCATAAAAAGAAACATTCTTGTTCAATCTTTATTTCATAACCGGAATGCCTGCCTCTGCTGACTTTAACTCTGTAATTTGTTGTACTTGAAAGCATGATTTATTTTGGTTTAATTGGTTTAATTAATTTTGTTTAATGAGAGTATTGAAAAATTTACTCGCCTCATTTAATGCCTCACATGGCAAATACCCGTTGCTTATATATAAATCATAAACAATTTTAAACATACTATTTACTAACTGGTACATGATTTTTTAATTTTAATAATTGGTTACTTATTGATTCTAAACGTGCTTTTGATTCTCTTATAAGCCTATCATTTATGGCTATATTTTGAGTTGTTTTGCGTATTCTTTCTTCGTGTGACATTATATTTTTATCCAATTATTAACTATTTTTTCAACTGATGCACCTTGCAATAAGGTATCAACATTAACAGTAAACCAATGAAATCCATTACTCCCGTCATATTCAAAATCAAACTTTTCGTTTGTCAGGGTTTGATATATCTTTTCTTGATGAAATTTCTCAACCACCATAAATTTAACCTCAAATGGATTGCCTATATAAATTTGATTTTCCATAATTAATATCCAAAAGCATGAGCATGATAATTACCATTAGCTATTTGTACAACTGCAATTACAATCGCAACTGCTAAAATTGTGCTTGCTATAATCGGTAAGTAATTTACTTTTAAAAATGTTAGTGCTTTCATGATTTATAAATTTAATGTTTTTGTTTTGCTTTTAATTTTTGTTTTTAAATAAAGGGAGCTTCGTTCTCGCAACTCATTTCTCCCTTCAACCTAAACCTCTTATCACAATGCTTATACCTTGTGCCACCAAAAGCGCAAGGCTCAAAAACCGTTGCGCTGGTAGCCTGCAAAACTTAGCAGGTAAAACAGGATTTTATTTTATACAAATATCTCCATCTATAACATATCTGCATGAATGTCTATCGCGGCAATTATCACATTCACCAATAACATTTATTTTTTCGCCTAAATGATTTTCATTTTTGGATATATAATTAACAAGTTTGGCTCTATCCATCTGTTTAAATTTAGATAATTCACTGTTAAAGTAATTCTCATTGAACGATCCTATATTCCCAACTATTTCACGGTACTTCTTAAATCCGTGAATCTTACCGTATGCTATCTTGGCAATTACGGTAAGATGAAATGTTATTTTAAGGCTCATGCTAGGTAAAAATCTTTTAAAAATCTTTTTGTTGGCACTAAATAAACACTCATGTGCCTGCCTGTGCTTGTGATGCTTATTGAATCATCTTTCAAACTAACCTTTGATTTTGAAGCCTTAATAAACTTAAAAGATGTGTTGTGGGCTTTATAGAAGTCAGATGTTACCATCGTCCCGGCTGCCAGTGTTGTTAAATCTAAATTGTTCATAACTGCTAAGTTTAATGTTGTGCCTTATTGCTTTCAACACTGTAAAGGTATGAAAACATTTTTATAATCCAAATAAAAATGAAAATAATTTTATAATAATTTTACGATGCCTTTTTGATTCTATTTATCTCTTTTAATTCGGCTTCTTGTTGGCGGCATGGGCATGGCTTATTTTTTATTTCCAGCCTCTTTTTAAGGTTTCTATTTTCAATATGCAGGTTTACTCCTTCAAAACTTTTTAATGCGTGAAAGAGGGTTAAACATGCGATATTGAAGCCTTTGGCGTTGGGGTTGTTGGTTTCATGGAGTTCATCGTTCATTGAAACCATTTTGTCGTATATGTTTATGATGTTGGTGTATTGGCTCATAAATTTATCTGATTTAAATTACCTTTTTGTACTATTTCTCCTAATTGTATTATAAAATCACCATCTTTTATTTCAACAACTAATCCATTTGAAAATGTTTTGGTTGAATCCTGATGTGTTCTATAAAATCCTAAATATTTTGCAATAAAATATGGCTTATCAAATCCATAACCATTTACACACTTAACTAAATCATAAGTTTTTTCAAACAACCTTGATTTAATCCAATTGGATGGTATTCTGTATTCTTTTGTTTTTTCTCCTGTTACCATTACATCGAATGGTTTTTTCTTTAAAGATAAGTGTAGTGTTCGTTTCATTTTTGGTTATTTTTAGTGAAAGTGTTGTTGGCAAGTATCCGCAAGCCATTTCTCCATTAGCTTCAACGATTCCATGATAGTATTTGCTGTCTTATCTATTTCAGGATTATTAAAGTTTGGAATGTTATTGCTGATGGCTTGTATTGCTCTGTAAAGGGTTATCATTTTGTTTCTGTCATCTTCTTTTGCATCGGCAATGAGTTGGAGTTCTTGTTGCCTGGTTATGGGTTGCTCCATAATTATGATTTATATACCTCATTTAAAGTATCCTGAAATCTATTCATGATGTCCCTAATATTAATTTCGTCTACGGTTTTATCATTTTGTTTATAGTCTTCACCTCTAATTTCTATTGTAAAATGAATCTTCGTTGTACCATCTGACCAACTTGATAAATCACTGCTGCAATCAGATTTTTTAATTCCATAGACGATGTTTATTTTTTCAACTTCTTCAAGTGCATTGCTGTGAATACCTGCATCATACCACGTTGCAGAGCGATAAGATTTTGTAGCATATTTCTTATCAAAGAATTGAATTGCTTCTTTTTTAATTCTAAATAGTTTTTCCATTATTTTTAGTTTTATTTATTCGTATTGTTTGGTTTTTAATTTCTTATCGTAAACACAAAAAGGCACATGGCAATTAGGATAATGGTAGTTGATGTGGTTATCCTTGAAGATTATTTTTATTTTGCCTTTTAGTTTCATTTTTTTAGATTTCTATAAGCTTGAGCCCATGCCCATGATTCACGAGGTTGATGATTTGATAATGATGTATCACCATTAATAGGAGGCATCCCATCAAGTATTCTATAACCCCATTTATTTACATTAGCAAACGCTGTTGGCCTTAAATTCAATACTTTTTCTTTGGCTCTCATAATCCTAAATATTTATCAGCCGAAACGATTTCAGCATCAGTTAAAAATTCTTTTAATAATTCATATCGTTGTAAAGCCAATATATATACATTCATTCTTTTACGATTACTTACCGACCGATCCCAAAAATCATGATCGCTACATCCTCCTAAAAAGTCAGCACCCATATATAAAATATTCAACTCATTAGTTGCAATACTTTCAAATTTAAATTTTGGTAGGATATGGCAGCAGCAAGACCTTTTAGCAAATTTATTAAATGCCATAAGCATATCGCCACACTCTTGGCATCGTTGAGGCATAGCCAGTGTATCAAAGAATATATTTAAGGCATTCTTATCGGTTTGCTGTACCTCTGTAAGCTTCTTTGGCTTATTACTGATACTTGATACCTTATTTTGTTTTTGTTCGCTTAAATCGCTTCTATCAAAGGAATCATAACTGCCATTTTCAAAATCAACGAAATACCGGCCATCGCTTTGTATTCTGTTAAGCTTGACGTTTTCACCGCTTTCAATAACTGTAAAAAGCTTTCCCCTTTTATCTTTTGGTTGGTTCATTTTTTTAGGTTTTAATAATCAGACCAACGTGTCCTGTTAATATTCGGTTTAGATTTCATTTGTTGACCATAGGCAACAGGAGTGCGTGCAGGCGATTTTATAACCATTGTTTTGCGTAGGTTGTATATTTGTGTAAAGATTGCGCCACGGCTTTTATTTAATGCTTTAGCCGTGGCGTTTATTGGTTGCTTCTCGTAATTTTCAATCAGATATTTTATTTCGTTCGGTGTCCATCCATTTTTTCGCAATGCTTCATCATCTGTTCTCGTTGGTCTATTCATTACATCACAGAAATAACAATCATATTCTTTTTTGCAAGTGTATTCGAAACTTCCTGGACTTTGGTGTTCTATTTTCATGTTAAAATAGTTCTAATTGTACATTTAGTTTAGTTTCATACTTAAAATCTTTAACGACCTGTTTAACATTAGCCAAAATAACCTTCTGCAGCGTTTTTAAATTGTGTTTTACTGCATATTCATATTCTTGTCTGCGTATGGCTAAATATTGCTCAATCATTTAAAAAAGCTGTGTTTTAATTGGCGAGCCTTTGCCGTTCCAAAATATCTTTTCAATAGTTTTCTTTTTGTTATTGGTTGCAGATAATGAACTGCGATGTGTGAAAGCCATTACTTCAGTAAATGGAGTACCGTATTCAGAAATATAAACCGGATGTGGGCAATAGTTAGCCCATTTATAAAACTTTTCGTGATCAAATCCCCCTTCTTTATATTCCCCAGTTCCTTTATATGGAATATCACAATAAATAACAGGATATTTTGAATTAATTAAAACATTTTCGTAACTACCATTTGTGATCTGTAGATTCTGTAGATTCTGTAGATTCTGTAGATTCTGTAAGTGATGTATGCGCTCCAGTTGAACAAATCGTTCTAAATTTTGCATGTCGAATCTGCCTTTGGTTGTTTTGCCTATGTAATCACAAAAGTAAATTCGCCTTTGTTGAACATCTTTAATATTTAAAAGTTCAGGCAAATCAATTTCTAATTCATGCATTGAATCTAAACATCCAAATACAACAAACTGATGTGCCATCCTTTTAATATTTTCAATATCTATTCCATATAAATAACCCTTTTCACTATTGTTACCAAAGCTCCAGCAACTCATTACATAGCCTGAATACCAGTCAGCATCTGTTCTATTACATTGTTCAAAGAATACCTCACGTGTTACCCATTCAAAAAATTTAGGCTCAAGTGTTTTGTTGTTTTTGAGATACTCCACCAAGTAATAAATATGACTGTTTAACTCATTGTAATGGACATTAAATCTATAATCCCGGATTGCGGTAAATGAAACAGATCCGCCACCACCGAACAAATCATAAAAATCTGTAATTTCAGGATGGCGACTCGTTATGAAGTGTAAAATACGAGACGCAAGCTTCCTTTTGGACCCCATGTACGGAATTGAGGGCGCATTTTTATCCAACATCTTTATATGTTTTAAAATATTCGATTACTTTATTTATATCTTTCAATACTATTAGTCGATAGCGAATTTTACCATATGATATATTTAAAAGGGCGGGTAAATCTTTTAGAATTACTTTTTCACCATTATAAATAAAATGCACATTATTTCTTCTATTTCTTTGTTGTTCCGATATTGTTACCCATTTACAATTAGATGGCTCATAATTACCATTCACATTTATTCTGTCTATTGTATGTTTAGGAGTTGGCTTGAATCCCATATCGTCAATGAAATTTTGAAATGAATTAATCCACCTATCACATATTTTTATTCCTCTTCCACCATAGTGATGATATACGTGTGAGTTAATATTACAGCATCTTGCTTTCATGTGTTGCCACGAAGAATATTCAGATGACCCATATAAATTATGTTTTATGACCGGCTTTATTATTGTCAAGCATCCACATGATTTTAGCTTTTTACATTTAACTCGAGTACCTAACAACATCATTTCTCTACCACAAATACACCTAACATTATACTGCGTACCTCCATATCTATCCCGCTCAACAAGTTCATTCAATATAGTAAAATTGCCATAAATTTCACCTGGTAATAAATTTAGTTTATGTGGATTACTTACCATTTTTTGACAAAATTTAAAGCTTCATTAAGCCATTTAGTCATTGATTTTTTAATCTCTTCTTTTTCTAAATCAGTTACAGATGTACGACTATCTTTTTTAGTAGCTGGTTTCCCCATAATATGGCAGCTTAGATTTGATCCGTACTTTAAGTTAGTTCTTTTTTCTATGAACTTTTTCAATGATAAAAATTCGAAAATGTGTTTTAGTTCTTGCATATTGTTTTTTGTTTTTTAAGTTTTTAGTTTGTTTAATTTCCTAATGCTTTGTTAATTGCCTTTTTTGCCTCTATAACTTGTGCCCATTCATCATTTGCACCGAACGATATTAACGCAGATAAACAGTTCTGTAATGCTTCCAGTAATTCAGGTGCGGATGATATTAAGTATGCGTTAGCTTCACATGTTTGCCTATCATCATAATCAACATGAGCCCATATACCGCATATATTTGGGTCATGCCAAACTCCTTTACCCTTTTCAACATCCGCAGAACTATCGCCAGTATGAATGCTAATCATGTCTTTTTTCAACTCAACATTCCATTTACCTCTTGTTCCTTTAAATTTATTTTTCATTTTAGTTTGTTATGTGGTTTTATTTATTGGTTTTAAATCGAAAATTCTTTTTGTTTTTTCAGATGCTCAATGATTGCATCAATATTGCTGATATTAATATAGCAAGTCGTTTCTTCGCCATAGTCAATTATATCAATAGCTATGTCTCCCTCACTATCCATTTCACCAAATCTTATATTTGGGCCTATTGAACTTTCAATTAATAAATTTACTGCACTCATGATTTTAAATTTTAGCTTCCAGTTCCCTAAAAGCAGTTAAACTGTTTGTTTTTTATTTTCTTCAGGAATAGTATAATCCAAAGTTGGATCAATTTCGGCTGAAATTAGTTCTGTATCGAACCATATTTTCATGCTATTCATTGCAGCGGTTATCCCCTGTTTAAAGCTAACCGACACGTTATCTTTAGCTTTAAGTCCTTCAAGTGATTTAAACACTTTTTCAAGTTTCTGTTCAGTAGTCATTTTTTTAGTTTTAAATAAATTTAATATTAAGTTCCATTTCAACTTCTGTTTCTATCCACATTCCAGCATAACGATGCATGGTATCATCACTAAATTCACATAAATACATAACAGATGTTTTGGTTTCATTTGTACCATCAACCTTAATGGATTTCAATGACATACCGAAATGATTTTTCTTACTTCTTAGTCCCTGCATATATTTGCAAGTTGTTTTTTCAAAATTCAATTTTGAAATATCACCGCCTAATCTTTGGTATTCATTTAAATCAATAACACGTTTCATTTTTTTATTTGGTTATAGGAGTTAAAAATTAAATATTTGTACTGCTTATTTCATTCTCAACAATTTGAATTAAAACATTTTTTAATATTGCCTCTCTTGCCCATTGTTGTTCAATGTTTGAAGCATCTTCATTGTACCATTTTATAGGTTCATTTATTTCAATACGAGCCTTATATACAAAGTTTTTTGTTGGATGCATTTTAGTTCCTTCATATGAATTTAAATTGTCAGCTTTGATAATATTTGAAAAATTTTTTCTTGTTATGAATAACTCCAAACATTCATCAATTGTATTTTTAAAATCATTTTTATCTTCCAACCAAATAGTGATACCATCATCAGTAATATTATGATCAGCTATAGATATGCGTGAATAATCATAATCAACTGAAATGATTAACCACCATAAATTTTCAATTGTTTTTTTGTCTAATGTAATTTTCATTTTGGTTTGCTTTAAAATCTTATACAATTATATGAAATGTTTTTTATAATAAAAGAATTTATTTGAAAATAATTTTATAAATAAAAACCACCCTACATTTCTATAGGATGGTTAAAAAATAAAAAAAAGTATTTTAAGCTACTTTGAGTTCCTTTTGATAGGTAAGCTTTAATTGATTTAGATGTGCAATCCTTGTATTAACTTTTTGGACCGCATATCTCAACAATAAATTGAAAGCTGCATTACGGTCTAATTGTTTATTTGCAAAAATCATAAACTCTTTACCTGTATCGAATATCTTCATCTTATTTAGGTATTCCCATTTTGAAAGTATATAATCACCTGATTTTAATTTCAATTCTAATTGGTTTGTTTGGTGATTTTCAAAGTCAGTGAGGCAATTGGTTAAGTCTATTGATAGAAAAGACTTCCCATTCTTATCAGAACGCAAAGAATAAATTAAAACCCTCATGACTTTTTGTGCCTATCATATACAACAAAGATAAAGATAATTTCATAATAACAAAAACTAAGCCATTTAAATGACGTATAAACGATTATTTTATTCAGAAAGGTAAGTCATCAGGCAAACTAAATCTGTCGCATTGTGGCTTTGCTATGTGCCTTTCACGGTAAAACTGTTCCGCGTTCTTTACCGCATCTAAATCACATGGAGTTTCAGGGGGCAAAGCATCAAGTAATGCGCTTATAATATCACATGCTCTTTGCATTTCATTTTCAAGATGTGGCATATCAACCGATCTGATATAATCCAATTCACCTAATATCTGCTCATAGCCACAATTGCATTTTTCGTTTTTCATTTTATCTTTCTTAAAGTACGTGCCATAATAACAACCTGGATGCCATTTTCAAACTCCACAAGCATGTTTGAGTTCTTTCCTCGTATACACTTACCATTTTCTTTTCTAACTGCTTTACATGGCTTCTTTTTGAATAAAACATCAGTTAGTTTGTCTCCATGATATATATAATCCATTTTCATATTGCTTTAAGTTTATTTAACGGTGGGAAACAATATTCATAGCTTACCCATACATCATTATATTCATAATTTACTTTATCAAATTCAATAGGTGACATCCTTAAAGTACCATTATCAAAGTCAACGGCGGTTATCATGCATTCTATTCGCTTACCTGTGCGTTGATTTAAAATATCATATGGCTGGCTATGTCCAAACTTTCGCTTCTTAAATTCCTGTTCAGTCATATTTTCATTTTGTTTGTTGTTTATTAGGGTTTAAAAATTCAGTCTTGATTAGCCATTTTTAGTAAAATATCGGCATGGCATGGTTGATCAATCGCGCAAAAACACATAAGATTTTTACCTTTCAATGGTTTTATATATGCTTCAAATATCCCTAATTCATGTTTTGAATCTAACATTTGTTCAAACAATTCAACGGAGTGTTCTGCGTCTATTATCATATTGTAATTATTTGGGCTTCTATCGCCAACCTTAAACGGGTTACCCCATTTGCCAGGCCTGGTAACGCTTATAGTATTTTCGGGCGCTTTCCATCCCTTAATACGCTTCCTTTGTATTCTTATTGGTTTCATATTTCAATTTTTAATTAGCCATTCATAAAAGAGTTTCATATCATCCTGGTCGTTTTCATCTAATCTCCACGTTTTAGTTTTCTTTTGATACTCACTTATTAGCTTCCATTTCTCGGGTTGAGTGAGGGCTTTATATTCTGTTTCAGTCATTTTTTAAGGTGTTGAGGTCAATGGCTAATCCCTGTTCAATCAATCCGAATACATCAAAATGATGTTCAAAAAGGAAATTAATTGCTGATAAAATTCTATGTAAATCAATTCTATAAATTGATGCGTGGTATGTTTCAAATTCAAATGAAAAATCTGAATCTAAATCAACATTAAATTCATGTTTAGCAAAAGAATAAAAACTTATTTCTGTGTCAGGCATCCACTTAAATATATCATTCATTGGCCTTAAAACTGGTTTAAAGTCAAACCCATTATGAAATGATTTTAATGCTCTCCCCTTATTCCCAATATAAGCACGCCAATAGTTTTTAAAGATAAGTATCTCTTTTAATTCGCCATGTTTTATGCCTGTTATTGGCTCAATGTTAAAATCAAATGGCATACCATCTTTTTTAAATGCCTTGTCTTGCTCTGATAAGTCTTTACCGTTTATTATGCCTATGTATTCGCATTTTAGATTGTAAGGCAAATAAGGCGTTATATTACTTAGTTCTAATTTCATATTTTAACTTTCTATTTGTATCATGATGCTTTAAAATAAATCTTCAATTTCAGATCCAATTTCTACAAGTTCTTTGAAGAAATGATTTAACGCTACTTTTTTAGCCTCTGAAATTAACCTTGCATTATCAGGGCTTCCATTTACCTCGGCCAATATCTTTTTGTTTTCAAGCATTTTAATTGAATTATTGATGCTGTTTATAGGGTTAAACTCTCGGTTAAGGTTTGACTTTGCTATTCGTTTAAAATCTGCCCGTTGTTCTTCAGTATAATTTATCTTACCATTTAAAACAAGCATCTTATAAATTGAGTTACCAAAGTCATTATAAAAACCATGTTCTTTATATTTAGCCCATGCGTTTAACATGTTATTCCATGCAAGTGCCTTTAGTTCTTCATCTGATGGTATCGTCGTATCCCTATTTTCTTTTTCAATCGTTGTAACGACTTCTTTTCGCTCTAATGACTGTACATATGCATAAATCCAATTATAGGCATCCTTAGGCGCAAATCCTATTACATCTCCATAATTACCATGTGATCCTAATTCAATAGCAACAGCTATTTCGCTTACTGTCAGAGAAGGAAAATATTGTTTAACATCTTCCATGATATTAACCTTTATCAAATCCCTGTCACTCTCTATTAATTTTAAACCTAAATAGAAAATTACTTTTTCAACTGATGCGGAAACTATCCGGCCTAATTCATTTATAGACGCATCTTTAACCTTTACAGATTGTAATGCTCGTTTTATTAATTCGTTTTTTGACGGCTTATTACCATCACCTATTTTTAATGTGTTCATGGTTGTAATCTATTAACAAAACTTTCGTGACTATTTATTGCAATTTCACCTTTGCCTTTTGCTTCTGATCCGGTTTCTTTTAATGGGTAAACATCTTTCCAGTTATTAATTGTAGACCTATTGAAAATTTCGATTATTGATATTTCATCCCCTTTGGCTAATTGATTAGCTTTTGTTTTAATCATAGCTAATGCCTTTGATGTTACAGGATTTTTTATCTTTTTCCTCATTTCCACAAAATCATCAATTGCAATTTGAAATGGTGTTTTAATATTTTCGATTTGTGCTTTCATTATTAAAACATTATCAATTATATTTTCATTTACATCTTCATTTTCAGTGTTTGCTACTTGTTTTGCTACTGTTTTTGCCGCAGCAAATTTATTGTTTTTAGGTTTTGATTTATTTGTTTCTTCTCCACCTTTTTTACCAGCTAAAGCCCGTTTTTCGCTAATGCATGCGTCCTTTACCATTCGTTTCTGTATTAGCAAATCACCTTCTATTAGCATTACAGATTCTTCAATCAATTCTGTTAATGCATCCTCTATGCAAGCAAAGTCATAAGGAAATATCTTAGCAAGTTGCAAAGCAAAATTTTTAATTTGCTTATCTGTTTGCTTGAACTTTTGCCGCAGCAAAATACAGCCATATTGGTCTGACTTATGCAAGAAGCACATCAATCTTATATATACTCCAGTTGTTGCAGCTGTGCATTGTATAAGCTTTTCATCAGTTAAAAAGTCCTGCACATATAATGGCAAATAAGGCTGATCTCTAAGAGCCATAATCAAATGATTTTATAAATTCAATATCTGATTCAGTTAATTTGAACCATTCTCCCCTAACCCGTTTTTCAGAAAATATTCTGTGTAGCTTGTTTTCATTGCCTTGAAATGTCAATTTAGAAATAAATACTTTAACTATTGATGGCATTTGTGATTGCAAAGTCTTTTCTCTGTATTCAGGGTTTAAACTTCTACCTATTTTATATAATCCATCAATCTGATTCAGCATGAGATAAACATGAGAAAGTTTAAGATTTACAATATCATATTTTCTATGTTTTTTAAGCCCATATGATATTTCTAATTTCTCACGGTACAGCCCTAAATTAGTTATTAGATTATCTATATAATCAATGGCATTAATATTTGAATCAATACCATTAACTTCAACCAAATAATTACCTTCATAATTAAATGTTAATTGTTCTCCATATGTATTTTCAATATTTTTCCAAATCTGCAATGCCTGGAATTTATGATGCTCACCCATATTAATATAAATTTACAAGTTGTAAAATGTATAAAGCCTAAAAAAAATCATGGCTTAATATACTGCCTGCCTGAAATAGTTACTACTTTCAAATTCTTTTCTTTGTCTGCTATCCAATTATAAACCGTTTGCCTTGTTATACGCATAAGTTTAGCATAATCAGTAATAGAGTAAAGCTTTGTAATATCTTGTTTGATTGTTTCCATTATCCAAATATAGTTATTATTTTACTAAGTGTCAATTAAAATTGCCCAATTTTGAATTATTATATTCGGCAACCATTTCTTTAAATACAGGTGTTGAAAATAATAAATCTTCATATAGGTTTTGATAGTAAATTGTCATGCAATGATTGCTACCTGAAAAGATATGTGCTATATTGGTTAAATTAAGCCCTGTGTGCTTTCGTATTTCATGCGCACATATTAGTCTATAGAAAAGAAATTTGGCTTTCCTTGTGGTTGTTTTAACCTCTTTTGGATCTACCTTAAACAGTCCGCATACATCATTAATTATTTTGTATGCTAATATGTAATCTTCGTTCATGGTCTTATTTTGAGTTTAGAAATGTTTCGAGTTGTTCTAATGTGAATTTTTGTTTTAGTTCAGGCCAAAGATCATCCTTCCATTGATCAACCTTAGACGTATTAGGTTCACCTTCATCTTTTCGGATACCTCCTAACTCTTTTTTCATTGATAATATTGTTTTTCTATCTCGCTCGTGATTGCGTTTTGCCTTGTTAACAATGTAATTAGTTATATCTTCCAACTGAAATTCTGAAAGATCAACATCGATATTTATGTATGCCATTTTATTTAGTGTTTAGTTAGTGATTAAAATTATTTTGATTCTGTAAGATTAATTCCACGATCTGACCAACTTTGATCTTGAATTAATCTATAAGTCCTTACTACTGCAAAATTTAATAGTTTAAAATAACTTATTCTTATTCCATATTTTTCAGTTTCCTTTAAAGTATTAAGCACCATTTTTTCAATTTCGATTGCTGATATAGATGCCATATCGTTTTGATAAATAAAATCTGATATTGCACCCATAGCAATATTAGATACCGTTAATTCTGGATGAACCATGTTGTTATAAAGTAATTCAACATTTGAAATCTCATATCCTATGCTCCCGTTTAAAGTTACCGTTTTTATATCCTTAGATGTTAAGGTTTGAATGGGCATACTTATAACCCTTAATCTGATACATTGGATGTAAAACGTATCTAAAAATGGTATCCTGAAATGTACACCTCCGCTTAATAATTTCTGATTCTTGCCAAATCTAACTCTTATACCTCGCTCCCACGGCTGTATGACAATCCAAAACTTTACTATGTTTAATAAATACTCAATTAACCCTTTTATGCTTTCCATGTTTATTTTACTTTAAAAAACTTATTAAACAAATCTTCTGTAGCGTCAATGGCAATATTAGTCATTTCAGGAGTGCAATACCTCTCTGTAAAATATTGATTCCCATAAATACCCCCAACAATTACTTTCAACAACTCAAACTTTTTACTTTCATCATTTTCAACTTTACTGAATAAGTGATTGCCTGGGTTTTGTTCTGCTTGATTTAATGCTTTACCCAACATGCTTGTTTTAAAGCCCTGTGTTGAATCGTTTTGTTTGTTGGCGTTACTTATCAAGTGATCGTGTATAGCTTTGATATAGCCTTTCGTGTCCTCGTCTAAACCGGCAATGGGCGTCACTATTTGTTTCTTGTTTAATTCAAGCAAATAATTTAATACCTCAAGGGCCAACGTTTTATTTGCATCACCTTTAAACCAATCCCATGTATAGTCATCAATTAAATGAATAATTTCAAGTTTTCTTAATGCTATAAGAATTGATTTATTTATTGAGTTGTCTTTAATTCTTTGCTGAATTGTTTTATAATTGGAAGTGTTAGGCAAAGCATAAGAATGAATTTCTTTGAGGAAATCAATGTATTTCAATACAGTTGACTCCAAAGGTTTTTTTTGTCTCATGATTGCGACATTTCATTTTTAATAAAATGCCTTATTTCTTGAAAGGCTTCAATTTTGCCATCATAAAAACTTTTGTCTTCGATGTCTTCACGCCAACATCCTTTTCGTTTTTCCTTTGCCAAATTAAGTTCAATCTCAATTTGATCTAAAATTTCTTTTTTCATTGTTTTTTGCTTTAAAGTATTTTAGTTATTCTGTTTTTAAAAATCTACACAATTATATGAAATATATTTTATAATAAAAAATAATTAATGTGTTTTAGCAAGCTCATTTAGATATGCACGTGCTTTCATTACTTTATCTTTTATATATACTTCATCATCTTCATGTTTTTCAACCTTAAATGACATTACTCGCTCTGAAAGTGGTATATCATAATGCCAATCTTTGCAATCAAAGTTAAAATATGGGTGATCTTTTTTGAACTGTGGCATATCAAAAATCATGTTTTTTTCCACTTCAATGCACTTATCTATGTATTCAGCATAGTTTTCGTGCTGTTCATCTTCAGGACAATCAAGTTTAAACCAAATATTTTTCTTTTCATTTAAGATTAAAGTATCCGGGGCGTTTACCAAACAGTAGTGTGTATACCATTCATCAGCCATTGTTAAATACAAATAGATTTTGTTTTGCCAATAGTAAGCAATATCTAAAGGGTCATCATAAAAAGGGAATGTAAATATTGACCAACTACATTTAACATCGCCACCTATTTTACATCCTATAAGTTTATCGCCTTGATAAATGTCAGGCTCACCCTGTGTATAATGGTTTCTTATCCTGACTGTGTTCTTTTTATAGAAAAGCTTTGTTTTACGGCTTACAAGACTTATGGCATCATTTTCTTTAAGCTTCCCTTTTATAGTATGCTTACTTTCAAATTCTTCATATCGTTCATATTTTATTTCACGAAATACTTTACGCAAATAGGTTTTAGTTGTTTGGCTTAAATTACCAACTTCTTTATCAGCCTTTAATTTAGGCTCTGTAACGAGGTTATGGAATGATGATGCACGACATAGCCAATTATCGAAATTAAGTTCTTTAGCCATTAGATAAGCCCTCCAATTCAGTCATTTTCTCATTGAATAGATGTTGTAATGATTCAGGAACGTTATTTCTGAATAAAAGCAGATCCTTTAGAGTTTCAGCGTCTTGAATTAGATAAATGATTCGTTCCTCTTCTTTTTGTTCGGTCGTGGTCTTTTTATTTTCCATATATGATGCTGAAAAAGCTAATGTATCGCGCCGCGAAAGATCCTTTCCAAATAGCTTACCAAACTTTTCAGCAGCGTCTTTTATGGCATAGCTTTCAGCAGCCGGTAAAGCTAATTGAACAGCATTTGATTTTATTGCAGCTAAGTCAGCAGCAGACTTACCACTATCCGTTTGTACAGGACAAGCCCCTACTCCATATTGATGTTTCTTTTCCCCTGTCAATGGATTAGTTACAGTAAGCTTTATAGTTACGTAAATCGACTGAAACATTACACCCTCACGAATTATTTCAACTTCCCAATCCTGAAATATCTTAGTTAAAAGAAATTCAACTTTATCAATAGGGATATATGGCAAAGGAACACTTTCGCCTTTATCGTTTTTAACTTTTGCGGTTGGATGATGCTTTATCCATTTGGCAGGAACTTCCTGATTAAGCAATAAATTAAGCTGATCATTTTTAAATGCAATATCAGGCGCATGGTGCAATTCTGCCAATGTTGGCAATGTGTTGTGGTTTGATTTCTGTATTTCTTTACTCATGATTCTTAAATTGTTTCAGATATTATATTAAGGTTTGCAAATTCACCATGAAGTTTTACCGCAGATTTGTTATAAGCAAGTGCTGCTTCAGTTTCTGTATTAAATGTACCTAAATGGAATTTTTTACCTTCTTTTGAAATTGCACCTTGCCATTTTCCACAATGTTTACTAACTCCTCTGTATTTAGATATACATCCTTTATTGGGGTTTCTGTTAAACATATTTTCACCATGGGTTGCTGCCCGTAGGTTTTCAATACGATTGTCATAAGGATTTCCATTTATGTGGTCTACCTCTTCGGGTAAATATCCGTTATGCCAAAGGAAAATTATTCTTGAAATAGGATGAGATTTCCCAGCAACTCCAATATAAAACCTATTAAGTTTATGATTGAAATAACCTGCTATTTCACCAATTTTTATATTATTTGAAGTCCTTACCTTCCTAAGTAATAAGCCAGCCCTGTATTCAAATAATTCCTTTACTAATTCTTGTGTGATTTCCATAATAAATGAAATTCCGGACAATTGATGTGCTACAAAACTCAACCCGAAGGGAATTTATCATCAATTGCCGGAACTATATTTCTAAGTGGTGATTGTCATTTGAAAGTTGAATTTTGTAGCGTAACAAATATAACTAAATTTTGATTCTTTTAGAATATTTTCGCTTAGGTTTATCCTCTTTCATTGCAGAGCCCCTTTTAGCATATTTCCGTTTTTTAAACAGGTTTTCAATAGGTTCAATATCTCCTGCATTGGCTTCTTTAATTCCTTTTTTTAATGACGTTTTTTCTTTTGATGTTAAGCTTTCTTTGATAAAAACAGGTTCAGATTGTTGAACTGTATAGAATGATTCAGCCTCTGTATTATCAATTTTAATTGCGCCTTTGGCTTTATTTACGCCTCCTATCACCTCAACTTCATGGTAAAAGAATTGCCAAATTCCATTTGGATCTAAATCAACTTTTAATTGCTTGTTTGATTCAGGATTATTTGTTATAATAGTTCCTACCAAGCCGTCGAACATACTGTTTGGTTTATTTATTAAAATCTTATCGCCTGGTTTCATAATCCAAATAATGATTTAAAGAATGTGCTTTTAGTTTTTGTCTTGAACTCGTTTTTGTTCGTTGATGGCTGCGAAAGGCTGGTTAAAACGCTTTCCAATGTTCGGCCGGTTTTTGATTCAGCCAGTTCAACCTTAAATATTGGGGGGTTTAATTTTTGCTTTTCGTATGTCCTGTTTATTGTGCCCTCAATTATTGGTTTCGGTGTTGGGTTAAAGTCTTTCATTTTAATATCCGATTAAAATATCCAATTGATTAACTCTATTTCTTAAATACTCAACCTCGCTGCCCAATTGGTTAATTTTTGCTATCAAAAGCCGTGCAATGTCATTTAAGCCACTTTCATCAAGTGCGTGGTTATCTCCCTCACAAAGCCATTTCAAAGCTTGTTGTGCATCGTGAGACGTTGGTTGTGGTGTTATTCTTTCCATTTTAATATTTGATTTATTTGCTTTAATTAGCAGGCTAAACACTGAAGCCCACGTGACATAAATTCCTCACTTATTATAAATTTTTTTGTGTGGAACGGATTGGATGCAGAAACATATTTACACATTTCTGAAACTGATTCTTTTTCATCCAATAATTCAGACGTACTCATGAAAGATAATTTGTTTTGATAATCTCTTTCGGCTTTAGTTAAATAGGTTTTCATTGTGTTTTGCTTTAAATGGTTTTTATTGTAATTTTGACTTCGAAGTTCTAAGCTTCTTAACACTTTTCTTTTTATGCTTTAAAAGATATGTGTTGTTGTTTTTAAAATCTATAAGCCCGTGTGATTCTCAATCAGCGGGCTTTATTTATTAATAAAATCCGCAATCGGAAAGTATTTTTTGTGTTTGTTCTGAATTGTCAAGCGGCGTGTCATGCTCTGTGTCTTCCCAAACAATAACAAGATTTCCAAACTTTAGTTCAACCTTGCCTTGAGATCGATTTTGCAGCCCATTGCCATAATACTCAATTTCAGTTCCTTCAACGATTTCTTTTGTTTCCGTGTGTGATTTGTATTCAATCCAACGTTGTGTTAATGTTAATTCCATTTTGCTTAATTTTTAGTTCCTGTAAAAGCTACGATACTTTTAACGCTTCAGACAAGCTAACAGGAGATATGGTTATATATAATAATTAAATTCATTTATTCTTTTTATGACCTCGTCCATTGTATTATGATTAGTGGTCTTAACTTTTTTACCAATTCTTTTAACAGAATATGAATCTACTTTTTCAGGTTGAAAATTAATTACACAATCACAATTTTTAAAACATTGACATCCGTTAAATTCAGTTTGTCCAGTATAATGATATACTTCATATTGGTATCCAGTCTCAATAAGTTCCTTATGTATCATAACATTGATTTATTTAAGGTGTTTATAATTTATGATGATGATTAAGATAGGACCGTGCATTATTATAGTTTTTCGATTATTATAAATTGACAGTCTGAAATTCTATCTCCCATTAAAAATGAGTTGAAAATTAATGATTCAAACTTCAAGCATATATCTTTGGCGTTTGAATATCCTGATTTTTTCAATTGCCTATACACTTCATTGCCATATTTTTCAGGAGTATCTATAGTTGAAGCATATTCAGTATGTGCTGATAACTGATTTTGAAACGCTTCGTATTGTGCTCTTTCGTAAGTTTTCATAATAATGATATTAAATGTGTTTAAATTATTTGCTTTTTTTTGATGATGTAAATATAAAAACATTTTTATAATAAAACCAAATTTATTTGAAAATAATTTCATAAATAAAAAAGCCTTATATTTCTATAAAGCTTTTAGTAAATGAGTTGCCTACCCTTTTTATTCGGATCTCCCGGCAATTGAATAGGTCTTGGTAGTATTTTTATTTCGTGTCTGACTTTGTAGTTTCTTTGACCACGCTTGCATCACTTGGCACATTCGCTACAGTTCCACCTGTAACATTATAATCTTTTGCTAAGAAACCGAAACCGGCCACCAATGCAGCATATATAAGTTGTTTCCAATCCCTATCAAATACAAAGTCTCCTTTGCTTATTAATGGTTGTACAACTACCCACACAGCCCCCAATAGGCCAATGATAGTTGTTTTGTAATTTCCTAAAGTTTTCATTTTTTATATTTTTAGTGATTAATTAAGTTGTGATTATAAGGCTTCAATCTTGCAAGCCATGTTTTTAAAAATTGCCTTTTATTTGGCTCTGCATTTGCAATATCAATATACCTATCCCGGCGAAGTTCATTAAGTTGGTTATAAACATCTTCTCCGTTTAATGAATTGATAACAGTTAATGTTTGGTTGCCAATTATTCCGTCCACTATCAATGCGCCGCTTTTAAGCGCATTACAGGCACGTTGCATGAATTTGGCTGCAATGCCTAACCCCATGTTTACAGATGCGTCATAAGCGCAGTTTGCCACGTTCTGGTCAATAATTTGCGATAGCTTCAACGGATTCCAGTAATTATCTAAATAGAATTTAATTATTTTAGCCTGTAACTCCTTTTCATGACTTAAAGCCAGGTTCATTGCAGGTACTAAAGCAGGCTTATGTTTATCAATTATAGCCCATCCACTCCAATTGGGATTAGCCGAACGATCAATACCGGCATACGTCTCGGACATAGCACTTGTTTTCGGGGCATATAACCCTTCGTTAGCTTTGCGTATTTGATCAGCGTCATTAAAACTTGCCATTACATTATATTATCTAAAAAGTAAAACAAAGGTACAGTTACCAAAATAAAAATTATCCAACATATTAATGCTGCTTTGTCGTGTTTATTCATGGTAAAAGTAGTTTATATGCTTTGCACCGCATCTTTTCAATTTCTTCTGATGTTATTCTCACCAAATTCACTTTCGTCTTTACTGGCTTTAATTTTTTATTCATGGTCTGCAATTATTAAGGCTATCAAAAGTAAAGTAGCTGCTATTATTAACAGTACCATGTCGGAGCATTTCCAGCGATTATAACACATCGCCATCAAGTTCCGATTATATATGCCAACAAAAAGCAAAGTGCAATAGCAGCCACATACGCACTCACAAGCCATTTAACTGAATCTTTTATGTCCATAACACTAATCTTTTTTAAACATTTCTGATCTGATAGGAGCAAGGCATATAACAATTATCATAAACCAACCCACTACTTCTATCATTTTTTATTTTAAAGTTACTATTTTAAAATGTGAAAATAAAAAAGCCTCGCAAGAGTTATAAATCACTTTTTTGTTTTGATGTATAAGTATAATCTTAATTTAGTTACAAAGGTTGGTATGTTAATCGTAAAGAACACCCATGCCAAATGTAGTCCATTGAGGTATCCTAATACAACTAAGAGATAATAAATAGCATAGGCGATATATAAATAGGCTTTAGATAAGAATAAATCAATCCATAATGACCGCATTTTACCATGATCTGTTGATTTATGAAACTCATACCCGATTAATGATGATATGATAGCCATAGCAAAAAGAATGATGAATACTATAATATCATTTGCACTCATCTTTTGTGAAGTATAGTTTTAATCTCAGATAGTAAACTTCGTGTTTCTTTATTGGATTCATTAGCATGATCAAATTGTCTTTCTGTAGTTTGCTTCCATTCATCACGCTCTTTTTTGTGTTCTTTTATAAGGTAAAGAACAAACCAAGACAGTCCGGCTATTACAATTCCAGGTAAACCATATTGAGTTAATTCAATCATGGTTTTCTGATCTCTGAATAGATTTCAATTACGGTTCTGTTGAAATGAGCGACCTCTCCTGACATTTCCTTTTTAAAATCTTTAAACTCATTTTTATATTCTAATAAAGAACTTTCAATTGTAGCCTTAACTACATTCGCTATAAATTCTTCTTTTTCTTTTGCCTTATTTGCAAAGTACTTATTTACAGTATAAATAACGGTACTTACAATACCGCATGTTGCTATAACAAATTGCCACAATAAAGTGTAATCTATGTGATCAGGCGGTATTACGTTTGTCAATGTTCTATTTTTTAAAGATTCCATGCTTTGTTCCGATTACTAAGACAATTAAAGTAGTAACTAAAACAGAGCCATTATAAATAAAAAAATACAATAAAGGGATATTAATTATATTATATAAAGTTAACATAATTATTATAAAATTTATAATAACTGCGTATTCCGTTATTGAATGAAAATCTTTATTTAAATGTGAACTATTAGTTAATTTTTTATCTATATTTAACCAAATTAAAGTTAGTATAGTTAATAAATAATAAAATCCCTTTGCATTAACTGAGTACCAAGACCCATAAAATAATTCCCATAGATAGAAATTAAATCCAGTAGAGTAACAAATTAACACAAATATGCTTATATAAATTCTTTTATCCAACATCTTTTACGCACTGTGATCCGTTCCATACATATCCTTGAGGACAATTATGTGGATCATTTTGAGGTTTAACTTTTATATCTTCTACATGTGGCTTAACAAACACCTGATAAATATATTCAGCTACAGCAGTAAATTTCTGTACAGGAGTTCCGGGAGAAAGCAAAACGGCTAATGCGCTACCTACACCAGAGCTAATAGTTTTCCAAACATCCCCATCAAGTTTAGACAGATACGTTTTTAAGGCTTCTAAAGCATCTTCAAGAGTTAGTGGTATCTTATTATCAACCGCCTTTAAATCGTTTAGTAACCGGTCTAAAAAGCCGTGTATTAAATCAGGAGACAAGTCTGGATACTTATCTGCAATAATTTCCTTAATTTCAGCAGGCACTTTGTCCAGATTGGCATTTACAACTGCAATTACGCCATATGCCCATTCCGCTGCTTTTTTTTCTTCGTCTGTTAACTTTTCGTAAAGTTCCTCTGAATGTTTAAATATGTCTGCGAACCAATCGCCAAACTTTTTTACTAAATCGGCTAAAAAATCAAAAATGCTCATAGTTATATATGTTTAAATTTTTACGTAATAATTCCTGATAAAATTGATTGCTTTGTTGTTGTGATTACTCCACATCTGAAATCATTACCGGTTGCGCCGGTTATATCAAATGTATGCGTAGTTTGTTGAACATTGTCCCTGGCGTGAAGTATTGAGGTATTCTCGTTAGCTCCGGTAGTAGCTTTAAACAATGCAGCCTTAGTCGGCTGATCTGTAACTACAGTAACAACATTACCTACCTTTGATGAACTTGTAATAACTGGTAGCGCTAATGAGATATAAGCAGGTGATACGGTTTCTGATAATTCAACCGCGCCAAATCCTTCCTGTGCATTACCGTAGGGAATCTGTATAACATACACATTACTGCCCTTGCTTAAAATTGTACCATAATTGGCTGCAATACTTTTTCCTGCCAAATAGGTCCCGGTTAGATCAATTCTGATGGAAATGGAAACTCTTAATAAGTCATACTTTATACGCTCACTTATTCCGGAATTTAAATTTGATTTATATGGATCTGTTTTCTCAATAACTACACGAACCATGTTATTATGCTCAAATGCAGTAACCCGGCTGATCATTTCCCGGTAAAAAAGGTATTCGATAGCATTAGCATAAGAAGTACACCAAACAAAATTACTGCCCATAGCAGTACGCTGAGAGGCTATAAACGTTCCAAAGTGCGCACGCTGTGAAGCGGTACTATACTGATACCGATGTATAAAATCATTATAAAAACCTTTGTTGGCAATTGTAGTGGTCATTTGCCCTTGAAGATAAGTTAATATTTGCGCTTCAGTTCCCCATGTACCTGCTACAGTTGCGTCAACCATATCTTTAAAACGACTGGTTGATTCAGAGCTAATGCGTAATTCACGTGTAGTTGATTGTGACGGAATTCCCAAATAAGCTAATCCTGTGTCTTTTGATCGGCCATAATCCGTTTTGCCATTGGTGGCAGTATCGGCCTGTATAAGTTCCGAATTACGTCCGCCTAAAAAATAAGGCAACATCATTTTTGAACATCCCTTTTGACCATTACGATAACTGAAAGCAGATGGATAGCGGCCAAGGTTGCTAAACATGTAAGCTCTAACGGTATCAATCAGGCCAAATAATTCATTACCCTGATTAGTTCCTGCAACTCCATTGATATAATCCCAACCTAAACGACCGCTTGATGATGCATACATTTCCTGTCCGTGATTTGGATACCGTGTTACTTTAGTTGCACCTATAGTTACATCAAAGAAAGCAGCCCCGGCACTTGTCCAAGCTGTTGCCACGTAATCAGGTATAAGTTCAATAACTCCAGTGGTCGGGTTTTTCCATCTGTCAGTTGGGAAATAAACATTATATTGCACACGCCCTGTTGCTTCAGTTGTATTTATATCTGATAACGGGCCGTCATAGGCATTTGTATTATCGGTAAGCTGTATATTACTTCTAAAAGCATACATTTCCATTACCCAACGTTCCACATCGGGTTTATCTGTATCCTGTACAAATATACCAGTAGCATCGTATAAAGCATTACACACGAATACTGCTATTGATGTAGCTGCTGGAAAAGCTTTAATATCCATTTTAAACCGTTCTTACTTTTAATACATTACCATTTGCAGTATCAATCCACATACCACCAATAGCAGCCCCGGCGCTTGTAGTTGGTAAGCCTAACACAGATAAAGCGGCTGTTGTAACGCCTGCAAATGTAACTGAATTAGTAGTATTCAATGACTGATCAAATGAACCGCCACCTGCAGATGAACCTACCAATGCATTACCTTTTATCTTTTGAACAAGTCCACTCCAAGAAACTACAGCATTTGCATAAACGGCGGAACTATCGCCTGGTGCTTGTATATCAATATCAAATTCAACAGCAGTTGCAGGTACGGGTACGCTAAATGCTGTATTCGATGTAAAACTACCAAATGTGAGTAATCCACTGGAAGCATCAATAAACCGCCAATAAATAGCTGTTGGTAATGAAGGTCTTGCAGCTATACCTGATATGTAAATTATAGTATGAGACGCAGCTGTGAAAAGGAAACGTGCGTATTTCCATCCGGCTGTAGCAGACGCGCCTCCTGATGAACTTATTAAGCCGGGATCAACAATAATACCAGTCGAAAATATGTTAGCAGTAGAATCAGCTATTAAAGTTAAATCCGGTGTTTTTATTAAAGTCGTACCATCACCAACTATAGTATTTAATATACTAACCTGTGGCGTTAATCCTGGATCTGTAACGGTAAATTCAATACCCCATTCTGTATTTGATGAAGTAACCGTTTGTGGCGAATTAGCGCTGGATAAACTACCTACAAAAGCAAATGCTCCTGAAGCTAATACTTTATTGCCTATTTTACCAGCTGTAGACATATATCCACCTCCTACATCACCTGCGGTAACATTTAAAGCCGCGAAGTCAGTTCCTACATTAAATGTATTTAAGCCTAAAGCACAAACTAATGTAATAGCTGTATTATAAACTGTAACTGAACTACCTGTTTTATGTCCAATGCGAACAGAAACATTACCAGCTGTAGTGCACCAAATCTTAATTTGTTTTAAAGCTCCACCTCTTATAAATGGTTTATTATTAAAAAATGTAGTGGATGTACTTGTATAATTAGTTGTATAGGTTGATAAGGCATCGGTAGGTGTTGAAACTACCAAATCACCTCCATTTACTGTAAGTGCTAAAGCATCAACAGGAGCTTTAAGAGAATAGGATGATAGGTCAACACTGACAACTATTGATATGACAACAACCCAAGATGGAACACTCCAAAATATAACGTTAAATGTATTGGCAGCTAAAACTAAGTCAGCCCCGCCGCCTACAGGCTGGTGGTAAGTTCCTGCCGGAAGTATCATTATTTTGCCAGAGCTGGCAGGAGCTGGTAATGTACCCCCATCGGCTATACTTGCAACTACAACTGTACTGGCGTAATCAATAAGGTAGGGTAAATCAACAAATGCTTTATTACTTGTCTGTGCGCCCATTTTAAAATTAATAGGTGCGCCCGTACCATCAACCACTATAGCCATTTCACCGGATAATAACAATAAGGGGTTTGCTAACCAGTTAGTCTCTGTATCGGCTTTTTGCCTAAGTCTAGCGTCAAGTTGTATGCTCATCTCGTTATAAAGATAAATAAAAATTACTAATTAGATAAAATAGAATCATTCGTGCCAAAATGCTTTTCATTTAAGACTATATCATCACTTCTGCATTCTATTGCTATTAAGTTATTTACGATGCCTGTTTCTGTATTATATGATGCTGCCAAAGGCAAGAATTTTTTCCCGGTTAAACTATCGATGGTATAGATTTCATCCATAGTCCAGTTGTTTGATCCGATGTACATACTGCCATTATAAATTTCACTTGATTTATATAGAAATCTCATAATTGCATTCGCTGTCATTCCTGTTAATGTGCCGGTATAAACACCATCTGTATAAAAACATTCCGTATCAGATTGCTCCCAATAAGTCATATAATTAGATAACATATAACCACCAAATGAACTTGAAATTTCTAACTCGCGTTCGTCCGTAGCTGTATTTTCGCTTTCGTAAGTTGATTCGAATACGTCAAAATTTTCATCTGTGGTAATATAAATATAGTCTACTGTAAATTTTTGCCCATCATTCAATTGCAATCTATATAATAATTCACACACATCACCAGCTTCTAATTCTGCTGGAGGCTGTGGTAATATTATCCCCTTGCCTCTATTAAAATCAACTGTTGCAATATCAAATGGCTTCATACCCGGGACAGAAATTGATATTTCAGTATTTGTGGTTACCCAATATCCATTCTCATTAAGCCAATATGTAGTTGCTCCCATTTGATATTGAATAATTATATGCAATGGATCTGATCCCGCCCAATCAATAAAGCCACTACCATCAACAGGAAAACCATCGTTACTTGGAGAAAAAGTAAATCCTAATGAAAATCGTTTAATTAAGGCGAACGCATCTATAGGAAGATAACCGTATGTTCCATCTGTTTTTGTTGGATAGTAATAAGATGATGTCCCAAATCCTGAAAAATTAGTCAATTCAGTCCCGTTTCCTATTCTCCCATCAATACTTGCAACTGTTTGATAATCGGTAGAAGGATAAAATAAAGTATACCAGTAATACGGTTTATTAGTCAGGCTATTTGATAAATCCTGATTGCCATTTGGTAAAATATTTTCCCTTACTGTTGCATTATAAGTTACTTTACAAGATTTAACGCCTTTACGAACCGTTGTTAATTGATCCTCATTTATAAATGGATATCCTGCAGTTCCTATAACCTTATTAACATCAATTGTTTCGGTAACCAATACCATAATATCCTGATCGGCTGCAATAGTATGTGATTCAAAACTACCACTTACTATATCATTAACCCTGCGTATTATCCATTTGCCATTAGATTGCATTAACCTGCCCTGTATTGACTTAACTATACCACGTAGTATATAATCACATGTTTTCAATACCAATCCGCCTGAAGGGTCTGATGGGTTATCTGATTGATAACTTGACCAGGCTTCTCCTAATTGCCCCCATTGTACTGATTCTGTAAACATTTCATCATTAAATGCTGTACATTGTAGTGTATTTGTCCATGTAATGGGCAATGATAAGCCTAAATTATTATGATTGAATAGTATTAACCTAATAAAATTCATTGGACACCTGCTTGCTGTAGCCGTAGTTCCAGGCAAATTATCAGCATAAACAAAAGGCATATCAGCAAGCAAAGAAAGACCATCAGTGCAATTAAATGTAACTGTTGGAACTGCTTTCATTGGGTTTTGTATGCCATCTGGTATTAAAAATCCGGCCCAAATCAGATCTCCTAAAATTATATCACGTACTGAAAATGTCGCCCAACTTGCTAAAACAACTGTAGCACGTAAATAATGCGCCCCTGCAGGTGCTAATTGTATCGGATTTGTATCTGTTGAATTACTACCACTAATATATACTTTTGCTTCATCATACCATGCTATTTGATGCTTATAGCTAAATTCGTAAGATTCACCAGCGATAACTGGCATAAATCCTGTGGCATTATAAGCAGCATTCACATGTAAATTTCCTGTATTGTACTCAATAAAATTTCCTAACGTTACATCAGGATCAGCCACATTGAATAAATTAGGTGCAGGCGTGTCAGCATTTCTATAAACTTCCACTTTAAAATCCCTATCCTGTGCATTTTGCAGCTCAACAATATCAATATTTAGTTGATTATAAACTGAAAGAGTAGCACTTGATTGAATGTATTCTGAATAAGGATCATCAGTATTATCAGGTTCATAATCAATTACACATGCCTGTTCTGAAACACCACGTAAAACAATAGTATCACCCACATAAGAATCAAGCAGAATATCCACCCTAAAAGGAATGTCAGCATGTGACCGATATGGTATTTGATATTTAACGCCCATTTGAGTTCCTGTCTAAAACAAATTGTAAATCTTTCCCTGAAACTTTGGCCGTTAATTCTCCAAAGGCATTTATATCGACCCCTGTAATAATTCCATTTGTAGTCATTTTACCAGTTATAGCTGATGTATATGCCAATGCCTGTTGTCTTAATAATTCTGTTTGTTTTTTTGCTTCATCTAATTGCTTTTGTTGTAGCTCCTTTTCCTGTTTCCGCGCCTTTTTAGAGCCAAATAAACCGCCAATTGCTCCAACAACGCCACCAATCGCCCCGCCTATTAATGCTGTGGCAGGTGCAGCGGGGCCGCCAATTGCGGCACCTATCAAAGCTCCAGATCCAGCTCCAGTTAATGCTCCCCCTACACCCTGTCCTATGCTTGATGTTTTAGGTGTTAAGCTACTTACTAACCCTCCTGCTGCCAATAGCCCCAATCCTGCTGCTGCTCCGGTTGATATTCCGTTTTTAAATATATCAGATAAATTTCCAGTGCCATTTGTTATCCCCTTTTTAAGGGCATCCCCTAAATAATCTGTTGCAAACTTCGTAACAGTAGAAACAAGTGATTTTGAAATATCTTTTTGTAGATTACTAAATATATCACTAAAAGTTCTATTGCCCTCTTGACCTATGGTGGTAATAGTATTTGAAAATGAATTACCTAATTGCCTAATACTTTGATCAAATGTTTTATTAAATACCTGTGCTAAGTCAGAAACTCCTTTTACGCCTTTATCTTCACCTTGTGTGATGGATGTATTGGTTGCGCCCTTTGCGTTAGTTAGGCGTGCTGCTGTGATGCCCTGTAAGCCTTGTGCTACTGATGGAACATTACCTGCAGGGCCGGTAACATCCATATTGGCATTAAGCTTTAATAACTCATCATAATATTTATTTGCAGCTTTGCGTCTTTCCTCCCACTCATTTATTACTTTTTGCGTTTGAGATGCTTCTTTGCCTGTTATAGCAGCATTGGCCGTATCATTTATGGTGTTTAGCTTATCATATAAATCTTGTTGAATAGCTATATACTTATCATTAACAGCTTGTACTGCCTCATTTTTACCATTTTCAATAGCTTTCTTTAAATCTGCATTGCCTTGCGCTTTAACTATTTCAGCATCATACATTTTCTGTATGGATGCCAGTTCCTTATCCCTGCTTGTAGATGATTTTACCCCAAATTCATCATTTATACGCTGAATTTCGTTTGATACTCTTGTAGCCTCGGCTATACGTGCATCAGATAGCTGTTTATCTCTTGAATCTGTAGCCGATTTTATATCTCTGGTAGCCTTACCTTGAACAACTGAATTTTTAGGGGCTTTGGCCGAAATAGTGTTTATTTGGTCTATAGTTTTCTTATATTCATCATTTATCTTCTGAACATCTAACTTATATCCCGTTAATCCACTTTGCGCACCTAAAGCATTTGTTTTATTGAATATATTGTCAAGTTGTGTACCTAATGATATAGTTGGATCAACTGTCTTTTTAAGTGATCCTGAAATGCTATCTAATCTTGATCTTAGTTTTTCAATTCTACTAACAAATTGGTCAGCATCATCAGGATTTGCAAGTGCTTTATTTTGCAAATCTGCTATCCTTGCCCGTATCGCTTTAGTAGTTTTTAATTCTGAATCCTGTAACTCTTGATTTGCATTTGAATTAGCTTTTTTAGTATCGAATAAATCCCTGTATGCTTGACGCATCAGTATTAATACTTTTTGCTCATCATTATAAGCACTGATTTGCTTACG